GACTCCCCATACAGCAAATCTGCCAGTTGTCGCCCTAGGTCGGCCATGGCTTACCCTCGCTCGGAAGATGATGGATTATGCCCACCAGTCTTTTCTGAGTCTATGCGGGATTGGAGCCAGTTTGCCAACACAGCCTGAGCCCACCACGGATCTATTTCCTTGCCGGGGACGGCTGTGATCTCAAACCTGTTCTGGCACTGAGTGACTTTGACTGTGACTTCCATCGCAGGGAGTTCGGGGTGCGGAATCTGGGTAGCGAAGATGTCGGTCTTCATACCGAAACACCTCGTACCTTCCGCAGGAGCGACACAGAGATCTCCATCTTCCCGATGTCAACTCCTCTGTACTGAGCATTCCTCCACAAGGACACATACTCTTTACTCCTCACCTCCGGTGGTGAATCCCTGAGCAAAGCGGAGCCTAACCGTGCCTCAACACAGTTCGCTCCGCTTGCAACCTGTACCTCCGTATGGAGCCACCCGTCGCTTTCACGTCGCCCAGACTCTCGTTCACCACCGCGCTCTGGACTTAGCCCACGCTCCCCGCTCTGGCTTGCTCGTGCAGCGGGGTATCCCAAGCCTGACCACCGACGTACCGCATCAGGCCGTCCAAAAGCAAAAACCCCGGAAGATACTCTGCGGTCTTGGCTCTTGGCGAGAGCAACAGCCGAGCGATTGAACGTGTCAAAAGACTCGCTGACTGCCGTGCAAGACCGCACAGTACCCCTCCGGGGTTTAAACACGTTCAATGCCCAGTTGCCACACCAGACAGAACGGATTGTGCGGGAAGTGCCAACGAGTGTCAACGGCTCACGAGGCATAGGGATTTTCCTTACGCCTTTGTCCGGCGTCGATGTAGTCGTCCTCGTCCAGTTCGTCGGGGATCGGGTCGATGTTCAGGAATCCGGCATCTCGAAGGTAACGCAGGGCCTGTGACATGGCGTCGCAGAAGTCGTCGTGGTCAGTGTTGGGGAAAGAACACACCTGCGAGATCATGCCCTCCGCCCAGTCCCGGACGTAGCCCTTCCTGACGCTGCTCTCGGGAACCCAGACTCTCCCGGCTCGGATGATGTTGGCTACGATGGACAGTCTCTGCACCTTGTCCGCCCTGCCGGGGTTGTAGGCCCTGACAGGGATATGGGCCCTCTGCAGGTCTTGGATCAGGGAGATGCCCGCGGCCTTGTCTTCCACGAGAACCAGATCCACCCGCTTCCTGTCCTTGCCTTCCCCGAAGACGGTCTCGTACTCGTCAATGACCTTCGGCCGGAGGTCGGGATACTGCAGGCGGTCCTGCCAACAGTCGATGATGAGGACGCTTCCAGGGCCGTCCTCCTGGCGGAAGACCCCGAAGGTAATGGCAGCAGTGGGATCGTTCTGGGCCTTCTCGGTAAAGGCGCAGTCGTAGGACTGGACGACGAAGTCCAGTTTGGGGATGGGCTTGTTCGCAGGCCACAGGCGGAACCAATCCCGGTTGACGATGCCGCCCTCCTCCGGGTCGATGATCTCAGCGTAGATCTCCTGGCGGCCGAGTTTCGTCCCTTCATACTGCAAGATTTGCTTTTGGAAACTCGGGGCTAGGTTGTCGAGGTTGGAGTAAGTGCTCGCTGTCGTGACCTGTACGTCGTCCCCGTCTCGGCCGATGAGGTCGATGATCAAGTCCTTGGGCTTGGGAGTCGTGGTGGCCAAAATGCGGGTCTGCTTACCCAGACGGACCGAGAACATGATCTGATCCCAGGCGTCCTGCAGGTAGTCCCAGGCGGCCAACTCGTCACACCATGCTCCATGCCACTGGCCACCGCGGAAGCGTTCCGGCTCAGAAGCAGGAATGCCCTTAATAAGTGAGCCGTTGGTGAGTTTGATCTCGTGGTACGCCCGGTTGTAGTCCGCGATCAGGATGTTGGGGATCACAGCGATCAGCCCAGAATCCCCCTCGAAGCAGGTAGCCCGAACGTCCGCAGAGGTCGGAGCAGCCACGAGCCATCGGGTGCCAGGAGTCTCCCAGGCCCACCAACCTATCTGCTCTGCAGCCGTCCTGGTCTTACCCGCTCCACGGCCTGCCAGGAGGAGCCAGATGCTCCACCAGTCCCCGTCAGGCAGGATCTGGTGCTTGTGAGCCTTGGTGAGCCATCCCGCCCTCCAGGCGAAGGCGGCTTGTCTGTCAGCCGGGAGACGCTTGAACTTCTCCCGAACCTCCTCGTCCTTCAGGACGGCGACAAGTTCATCCACGGCGGGACTGCTCTATGCCCTTCAGGACGGTGTCGAAGATGGTCAGGTCCGTCTGAACCTTCAAGGGGTTCTCAGCATCTCCGCCCACCTGCACCTTGTCCCCGTACTTCTTCGGGTTCCACTTGGCCAGGAGTTTCAGCCGGGTCTCGATCCGGAGTTTCCGGTGGCCCAACATATCCTCAACCGTCGTGGAGCCGCCCTGGTCGGACATAACCTGCTTCTCGCCGTACTGGGGATTGTCGGCAATCAGCAGGCATTCCTCGGCCATAGCGTCGTATCCGGCTTCCCGTGCGCGTGCGATGTGTGCAGAAAGTTCTTCGTCCTGAGCCATCCACAGATACACCGTCCGCCAATACGGCATACCGTCCATACGGCAGATTTCCCTGAGTGGCACTCCCTCGCTTAGGAGTTCGCACATCTTCTGGGCGATCTCAGGGTTGTACTTGGAGGGACGGCCCATCTTCTTGGGCTCTTGAGGAGTTTCCGCGGCCTGGGTGGTATCTACCCCTTGGTCAGGGGTTTTGGAGGGCTCTGCGGCGGTTTTGGTGGCTTTCCGTGGCATCTCGTACTTTCAGAGACATTGGACTGCCGGGGAGTTTAACTCGCGGTTGAGGTTTTGGCCAACAAGGATGGGCACCTTGTGCAGGCGGCTCATCGGCGCGGTCTGCACTCCGCCCGAATTTGCCCGATGCCCATGCGTGTTGGCCCCCTTTCGGGGCCGCGGGTTCAGTTACAAGTGGTGTTGCAGGTGCGGGCGGCGCCCGTTCCGTAGCAGCACTCGGTGCAACTGATGGTCTTGCCATTCACGGTAACCGTGTAAAACCGGCACGAGGCATAGGCCGCAGTGGCAAATGTGGTGATGGCCAGGATGGCGGCGATCTTCTTGAACATGGTTTTCTCCTTGAGAAGGGCCACGAAGAGCCCTGATTTTAAGGTTAAGTGATTGATTTCACAAGTGTTTTAAAGCCACGGGAAGTGATAAGCCCAGTATGCCGACTCACTCTCGCAGATCCAGTACCACTGTGCTGCAGAGACAAGGCCCTCCGCCTCTGCGATGGCCTCGTCCAGGTTGATCAGGTCTTGCAGGCTCATGCGTAGATCTCCTGCAGTTCAGCCTCGATGCGCTCCATGTCGCAGGTCTCACCGTCCACCCGCTTGCCGTCCATGTCGAGGACCGTGTAGTCGATCTCAAGCCAACCCAGGTCATAGATGGACTCCATGAGGTGGCAGCGCGGATGGCGGGCGACCTTGTGGATCACCACCTCGAACAACTCTTCGCCCACATAGATGTATTCACGGTTCTTTTTCATGGCGTTCTACCTCAGACAGCGAGCCAAGCATCGTCGCCGATCAAACCTTGCGCGATGGCGTTGCCGAAAGCATTTGATTCGGCCTCTTCCCGAGCCTTCCAGTCTTCAGCGCCGGAGGCAACCGCCTCATCAATCGAAGCGCCGCTGATGTGCAAGGTCACGGTGCGACCGATGCTGTCTTGCAGGATGAGAGAGTAGTCTTGTGTCATTTCGCTGTCCTTTTCAGTTACCTGCTCTGTTGCAGTGATTGTGACTTTAATGCAAAGTTAAACACCATGCAACTAGGTAGTTTCCCTAGAACGGAGCCTCTGGCCATCGGACCCACTGCTTGACCTTAATGATGGCCCTCTGCCGCTTCAGGCGCTTGAGGTTGTCAGGCGTTGTGTAGGCAAAGGGCCACCAGTTCGGTGTTTGAACTAGCCCGGTCTCCAAACCAGAAGATCCATCAGCAGCACTGAGATGGCGAAGAGGTAGACCAGTATCCAACCCAACAGGCACACGCCCGCGGCGATGCGTTCTTCTGTCTTCATTCACGATGCCTCCAAAGGGAAGGGCGCCGAAGCGCCAAATTCCCGTTATTGCTGCGCTACCTCAAAGTTGGTGATGTTGAACCGCCCAAAGGTCGGACGGAAATCACCTACGCCAATCAGTCGGCCAGAGGTCGAAAGAGTGTCCAGGAGCCAGTGCTGATCGATGTACTCAGGCACGAGCACCATCAGGTCGAACGAAACCTTCCATCCCGTCCGCATGGCAGGACGCACGCGGTTGACGCCTGCACGCTGCACTACTACCCGGCGCTTGTCTTCGTAGTCCCAGTTCTTGGTGCCTAGGCTTGCGAGGTTGGTCAGGGACACTACACCGGCCTTGGTCAGATCCATGGCCGACTTGCGCGGGCTGCGGGGGTCTTGCTTGAACTTGCTTGCCAGAATCAGCGACTGGCGGAAGTATTCGCCGGGGATGCACAACTCATCCTCTTCGTTGCGCCAGACATAGGACTCGATGTTGTCCGTCTTCTTGGCCACGCTGTTCTTGGCAGCCTTGGCCTTCGTCTCGACCGCTTCAGCATTCCACCGATGGAACAGCATATCGCTGCAGCCCTGCGCCGTCACATGGACGATGTAGGGATTGCTTGCCTCAATGACCTCTTCTCCGCCGTTTGTCGGTTCGTTGATTACCTTTTTCATCTCTCTCTCCAGTTAGTTAAAAAGCCAAACCTCACCGAGCCATGCCCCGCCATGCCATGCAACACCGCGCCGAGCCCAACCCGGATGGTGCAAACGCACCGGAGAGGGCAGCACGCCACCCAATCCGCTGTATTCACAGCCCATACCCCGCCTTACCCCGCCTCGCCTTGCCATGCCATACCCGACCTGGCCTTAACAAAAGCACTCGGAGGAGCAGAGACTGCCCTACCGGCTGCTTTCGCAACTCCATACCTAGCCAGACCTTACCCAAGCAAGCCTTGCCTTGCCCGACCCGACCCAACCCGATGGTGCAACTGCACCGGGAAGAACTGCTCGCAATTCAACCCGCTGCCTTCGCAGACCCATGCCCAACCAAACCCTGCCATGCCAGTTCAAACCCTGCCGGACCCTGCCCTAGCAAACCGTGCCCAACCTGACCTTGCCGCACCGGACCTGATCGAACCGTGCCAATCCACACCACACACAACCCGGCCTAGCCGCGCCCAACCCTGCCAGTTCCAACCGCACCGGGCCTAGCCATGCCCGACCTAACCCTGCCAAGCCTCACCTAACCCCTCCTCAGGTTGCACTGGGAAGAACAGCACGCCGCTCTGCCCGCTGCAACTGCAGCCCTTACCAGACCGCGCCACGCCTTGCCTAACCAGACCCGGCCGTACCGCACCGAACCCTGCCTAACCTAGCCTTATTAAGTCCATACCCGACCTGACCCCGCCTGACCGCGCCTTTCCAGACAAGACCGCGTCTTGCAACAAATTAATTACTTCTTCGGGCTGACGCGAATGTCAGCACGACCTTCCTTGCGGAACTTGTTGAGAGTCTCTTCCGTGATGCCGTAGGCAGCGCAGAGTTTGTTGTAGTCCACGGTGCCAGAGACCTGAACCAACTGGACGGACACGCCGTGGTTCTCACCCTTGTGCTCACCCTCACCGTACTTTTTGACGATGTCGGCTTTGAGCAACTTGATGCGATCGGCCAGACGCTTGGCCTCTTGATCGAGAAGGAACAGTTCGTCGATGTCAGAGGTGACGCCTGCGACTGCTGCCAGGGTGGTGAGGTTGGTGTCCATGTTCAGTTACCTTTCTTCGTTGCCGCAACACCGTGTTGCGATGTGTGAACTTTAATTTGAAATCAAAGTCCGTGTCTAGCGATAAACCCTATCTTTTACTCGGAATTAAAAGTTCAAGGGTGTCGGCCAGGATGTCCAGTTCCCCGGTGTTGTGGCGCTTGAAGTCGTCTCTGGTGCCGTGCCATCCCTTGCTGCCGGTATGGTGGGGCTCGCAGAGGGGGATGACGAGCCAGTCGCTCTGCCTCTGAGCCATCCCTACGCCTGCCCTAGGGTGATGCAGTTGAGCAGGAGTGCCGGGATAGCCCATGCGCCTGCACATCCCGCAGCCCAGGTCGGCCACGGCGTTCTTCCACTGCTTGATGTTCACAGTGCGGCCTTCTCAATCATGCGGTTGGACGCTTCGAGGGAACGCCAGACATCAATCCTTGCCTGTGCCGCCACCATGAGCCACCGCATACGCTCTTCCTCCTCGATCGCAGCCTTGATGGCCAGGAGGTGCTGCTTGTAGTCCGGGTGACTGTACGCCTCTCTCTCCTGCGCGTTGACCGCCTCGAACCCGTGCGTCAGGGCGTCCTTGCACAGTTCGGCCTTCATGGTCTTGCGGTACTCCTCAAGGTACGTCCGGTTGGCCTTGGCCTGAGCGTACTTCTTCGAGTTGGCGATCATGAAGTCGATCGCGTCGTTTGGGTCAATGATCTTTTCGCTCATAGTTCTCTCCGGTTACCTTTAACAAAACATCCTTGCCGTTCGGGCCCTGCGCTAGAACCCGGATGATCCTTCTGCTTACCTTCTCCTGCGCGTCGAACAGTTCGCTGTGGGTGATCCCCGCCAGGAGTTCCGAGTACAGCCCCAAGAGGTCCATCAGGGCGTTGATCTCCTGAGCCTTGAGGGTCTTGCTGCCCGTCTCCTTCAACCGATCCAGGGCGCTGATCACCGCCTGCTGCAGGTCTTCTATCGCCCCGCCTTCGTCCCTTGCTACCTTCATCTCCACCAGGGCTTCGATCAGGTTGATGGCGTTGAAGACTGCCTGCCAGTTCTGCTTCGTGGCCTTGGCCTGCCTTGCGGCTTCGATCGCGGCGTCAAGCGGGGCTATGAACCTCAGGACATCGGTGGTGGTCAGCCTTGCCGCCCCTTGCATGGCCATCAGGTGCGCCGAGGGGTTTGTTCCCTTGGGCTTGTACTTGCTGCGCTTGCGCATCCCATTCCCTTAAAACTGCCAGGGCACACACTGCCCCTAGGGCAAGAGCCAGATCAACAGCAGCAGCAGCGCGATCGCTACGGCGAAGATGATCAGCGCCCATATCCCGAGATCTTCCAGTCCGTCGTCATTCCACCGCATGGCCAGTCAAGAGATGTCCTCGATCCTCAGAACATACCTTCCTTGGCTGTTCTTGCGCCACCCGTGGATTTCCACCCGGATACCCGCATCTCTGACCGCAGCGATGGTGTCCGACTCCTGAATCTTCTTGATCCGGGCTGAAACACCAGACGCCGTGACCTGCACCGCCAGAACTTCCCCCTTGCGGATGGCCAGGAGATCGCACCATCCCCAGAGGTCTTGCCGAATCCGGGCATGGGGGTTCCAACGCTCCACGATCGACACCAAATACCCCTGTTCCCGCAAAAAAGCGAGGCTGCGTTGTGTTGGGGAGAGACTACTCGCCATCAAACTGCCCCGGAATGCGCCTTAAAACGGCCATAGCGGCGTTTTTTAGCGCGGTTGATACCTCACCCTCATCCTCCTCGTTTGCGAGCCTTAAAACGAGTTCTGCGCAGGCTCGGCGTTCGATCTGGATCGCCTGCTTGGAGGTTTGGATGGCGATGGCCATGATTTCGGCCTTGGCTTGGGCTAGGCGCTCCTCGAACTCCCTCTCGGTGTAGAGGGTCTGTCCGGCCCCCTGGCCGAGTAGGAAGTTCTTCTGGAAGTCAGTCAGATCTGGCTTTTTGCTCATTCATGCGTCTCCTTAGGTCGTTGAGGGCTTCGGTGCCCCGGCGTTTTTCAATGTCCTCGCAGGTTTTCTGCCACCACTGTCGAGCCTGCGCTCCACCCGAGGTACTGGCGATCTCCCGAAAGCGCCGGAGCCAGTGACGGGCTTCGCAGTCCCTCATGTGGTTCCAGATCTCCG